ATAGGTTCTTTTCAATTTGCAGTCTTTGCGTAGCTGTTAACTGGGCCTCATTGACTTCACTACGTGCATAGTCAATATAGGTCTTTAACTCTTCAGCAAGTAGTGCATCCGCATCACTACGAGATAAGCGACCAAGAGTAACCATATTGGTTAAGTGGTCAACGGTTTCACTTGTTTGTGTGTACGCCAACTCTCTGATTTTCTGCTCCGTATCAGACGCCAATTTTAGGCGCTCTGCTTGGGCTTTCTTTTCAGCGAGTTCCTTATCACCTACCGCTTTTGTGTACTCACGGACATTATCATCAATTTGAGCTTTTTGTGCTTCGGCTTCCGCTTTAAGTAGTTGCAAGCGGTCACCTGTGCGTTCAAGATCGAGTTTCTTAATATCCTCGTTCATCTTACGGACGCGGATAGCTTGATTGCGTTCTGCCTCAGCTAATCGCTTTTGATACAGCTCTTCATTCTTAGCTCTTACTTGGGCGGTTAGATTTGACTCAGCTAGTTTCTTGGCATTTGCCGCACTACCTGCAGAATCAGCAGTGGCGCTTGATGCAGCGCCTGCATACTTAGCTGTGTCAATATATCCAGTGATTTGTCCAAAATCTGCGGTAACAGATGGCTTAGCGACCACTCCAGTACTAGAGTTAGCCCCAGTATAGCCTCCGTTCCCGTCACTAATAACAATGTGTTCATCACCAAGTACAACCACACCATCGCCAGCTTTAGGAATATATCCGTCACCTTCTGGGTGCCAAGCCCCTACAGCAGCAGCCGCTTCCCATAGCTTATCGACTCGACGAGGTACGTCCGCTCCGAGTGACTGTTTAACTGCATCAGAGAATAGCTTTCCACAATCCGTAGCCCAGGTACCATCTGCTCCTAATTTGTACGCCTTGCCGAGTTGTTCATTAGCTGCTTCTAGTACACCCGCAGCTTGTCCTGTAGCACCGCTATTCAAGCTTGAAACGGAACGGATAATATCACGAATATTTTTTTCATTTGACTCATATTGGTTCTTAGCAGTTAACTTATCGATTTCGTATTGACTGCCGTCAATTTGTAAGCTCTGCAAAGTAAGAGACCGATACAACTCAGACATACGCTCTACGGCGCTTGCTAACTTCTCGGCTGCTTGCTGTGCTTTCTTCGCAGCCTGTTCTTGGGCTTTAGCCGCTTTCGCTGCCTCTTCATTCGCCTTATTGATAGCCTCAGTATTGGTTAGGCCTCCACCGTTAGCAAGGTCCTCTTTTGCTTTTGCGAGTTCCTCATCGAGTTTCGCTTTTGCAGCATCCGCCTCTTCTTTTTGCTTCAAAGCCGCATCGATTCTAGCGCCTTCTTCTTTTGTAGCTAAGCGGTCATTTTTTACAAGCCCCAGCCACGCACTATCCTCAATCCAATATCGAGTATCGTGTGATTCCCTAAACTTGTCAGACAGGCCTGTTGTTGAGTTCGTATTCTTGTGAATACGCTTCCCATCAACATCTACACCCATATAAGAGCCAGATGTTTTTTCATTGTAGCGAAAATCGAGTAATGCTTTCCCAGCAAGTCCAATTACTGTAGCTAATGTTACCCAAGGACCCGCAGCGGCAAGTGTGGCCAATCGCATAAATCCGAGTGCGCTGGTTAGCGACCTCATGACTATGATTACAGCCCCGGCTTCTGCACCGAATTTAACAATTCCGCCGATAGCTTCCTTTTGCTCGGCGGTCATCGACTCGAATTCTTTAGCAACGTCTAACACGCCATTTGCGTAGTCATTAAAAACAGGAACTAGCTCATGGCCGATAGATACTGCAAGCCTTTTCCCTGTATTCTCTAAATCTTTTAATTCCCGATTTAGCTTTGCGGACTTAGATGCTGCATCATCGTCGATGATAAGCCCCATTGCTTTGGCTCGTTCAGCCACCTTGTCCATCTGTTCAGCGGACATGTTGAGCATGGCGTGCATCTGATACCCAGTACGCCCAAAAAGTTCCATTTCGACACGAGTCTTCTCAGCCCCGTCCTTCATGCCTCTTAGACGTTCCTGTATCATCTTAAATACTTCAACAGTATTCTTGCCTTGAATATCCTCAAGCGTATAGCCTAATTTACTGAATATATCAGTACTAAGCTTTCCTTCTGCCCGAGCGACTTCCATTTTTTCTTTGGCCGCTCCGACGTTCTTAGAGAACTTAGCAAATGCACCAGCACTATCCTCCATAGCAATGCCCATATAATTGGCCACTGCTAATAGTTCACTGGTTTCTTTTGCCGTGGCACCAGTAATGCCGGACAATTTCTTAACAGCTACATCCCACTGGATAGCCTCTTTGGCAAGTTTGGCGCCGATGCCTACTACACCGACACCGGCACCTATCGCCATAAGGTCGTTCTTCATTTTGCCAAGGGCGGATTTGGCGCCTTCAGCACTAGCTGTAATTTTCTTGAGTCCTGCTTCCGTATTCTTATCGGTCAGCTGAACGACAATATCAATTAAATTATTAGCCATTCTTATGCGCCACCTCCAATTCTTTGGCTTCTAATAATACGAGTAGATCGATAAGGTGCGGTAGTGGCTCAATGCCGTAAGCCTTCGCCATTTCTAATACCGCTGGCATATCAAATCCTGCAATACCGCCTGAATGCCAACGTCGCTGCATCCGGCTAGCGTTGTATACTCGCATTGCCTGTCTCGTTCCATCTAGTTGGTGCGGGGAATTAAACTCACACTCCGAACAGTCAAAATGCTGTTTGGTCTCGCGTTGCATCTTGATACAATCAGAGCAGTATTTCGGCTTATCGGAGTTGAGCCAACTCCACGCATCAATTAGTTTTTTTCGATTTCAGCCTTTTTTTCATTAGTGAAACGCATAGTTTCAATTGCTAATTCCATAACGCCATCGTTTGGTGCTTCTGCGATTTCACTATCAGACATCTTATACACATTTTTCATAATCCATTCGGCTAAATCGCGATACCACAATAATTTAGCCGGTTCAGAAGTTTCTTCCGGAAGAGGTGTGTATAACGGATCTAATTCAGCCTTAATCAATTCGCTACGCTCAGCAAATGTTAAACCTCTTACTTGAATATCTTCAAATGCCATATGGGCACCTCCTAGTATTGTTCTTGATTATTAACTAATGTAATGATGGATGCGGAACGACCGGCATCTGCACGATAGTATGCTTTGAACGGCAATTCAATATTGACGCCTCGAGGGCCATCAATGCCTGGAGATTGCCTTTCGTACACAAGTTCAGGCAACTTGAATGTAAGTGACCAGTCATCTTGTTCAAGTCGTAATTCCAAACTGGATTCTGTACCGTTAACCGCTTTATTCAAGAGGTCCTTATTTTGGAAGAACGCTTTAATCGTGCCGGAAATTGACGCAATTCCTGGGTCAATGTATGTTCTAAAACCTTTACCACCAATAGCATAAGAGTCGCCGTCCAAGCCAAAATCAAAGTTGATATCGCAACTTAAAATGTTGGCTACCGTAACGCCGCCTTCTTTAATTGTTGCGTTTAGATTTTGGAACGGTAAGAAATTAACTGCTTTTGCTGCAGCATCAAATGTAGTGGCCGCTAATGTTTCCTTACAGCCCATTACATCCACAGATGCAGTTAATTCGGCATCACCGCCAAATTTAAAACCTAATTTACTAACTCGCGCACCGGCGAATTGTTGGAATACGTTAACATCAGGGTATCCCTGTTCAATAGTTAGCGACGGCATTGTGTTGCCGATTTTAAACACATGCTCAGACTTCTTATTTGGCGCTTGGCCAGTTGTATTAGAAGTCGGTTGCCCGAAGGCAGCTTTTAGCCAATATCCGATGTCGATTACACCAACAGGTACGGTTAAACTGCCGGACGTGTCGATGTTGCCACGGAATGGCGCTGCGGGATTACGATCACCACGGATTACCGTGGAGTCGTTTAAATTTTGACTAGCTTTTATGGAGCTAGATATGATTGGCGTGATTACACCGCCAGTAGATGGCGTTGTACCAAAATCCGCCTCAAACGCAATCGCCACATGGGACTGAGAGCCCTGTGCACGTTTCGCTGTTGCCATATGCATTTCCTCCTTTAATATTCAATGTTCCCGCCAATCACGTGCGGGATTTCTATAGTAGCTGTTAAACGTCCAGTGAATACTGGGCGCCAATTCATTGAGTCTAATTCATAATCAATGCCGATTACCGGAAACGCCGGATTCACCTTACAAATGCACTCAATGATTAACTGCCCTAGGTTATCTGATTCTAGCGCTCCATCATACCGAATAATATTCTTAATCCGAGTTGCACCTTTATGGACGATACCCCAAACAATCATTAATGAATATGTGTAGGTATCAGCAAGCCCTTCGCTTTTACTGCTAGGCAGCAATATAATGCAAGGGCAATCTTCTTCAAGCGGTGCTTCGACATCATCATAACCGACATACAGTTGCGCCGGCTTTCCGTATTTGTCATTGCAAAATTTAGTCAACGCCTCATCGTTCGCTAAGGCCTCGGCCCATCGTTCAACGATGCGCGACAGTGGAATTGTTTGTTGCATCAAATCACCTTACCTTGTAATTACGTCGAGATGCTGATTCTGCAGCTGGACCATAAATAGCGTAGTCGCCTATCTTACCTTCGATGTAAGGTTTGAGTTTAGGCTGTAACGCTGATTTCATAGGACCGTATGTATGGCGTGCAGGAATTTTGAACATTGATTTGCCCTTCGGCAACGGTACTCCTGCAGCAAATAACTTCTTGCGCATAGGCTCTGTAATTTGCTTAGCGTACCCTTCTTCGATTCGTTCACCTAACCGTTTAGCCGAATTAGATAACCACCCAACTCGGACAGATTGCTTGCCTTTGTCATATTGATACCCGACTGCATTCGATAGCTTACCTAGAGGACTGTATCCGATTGTCCTGGCGCTAATGCCCATATCGAGTAAGGCATTTCGCGATTTAGAGCCCCAGGCCTCTCGTTCAGCTCGTCCTCCACTTTGGTATGCTTTGCGAAGTTTCGCACCGAATGCTGACTCAAATGCAGCACGTCGTGCCGGTGCCATGAAGTTAGGATACTTACGTCCGCCTGGTGCACCTGATCTGATGCCTTCTTTAATTTCCTTTTGCATCATCCATCCCGTGGATTTTAACGCTTTACGCATCCAGTCGGGCTTGGTTTCTGCAATGAAATTCAGATACGGCGTGGCTGTGTCTGTAATCGTAATAGGTTCATTACTCATTACGGTCTCACCGCCCGCACGTTATGGACAATCTCGATGCAGTACATCGTACCGTCAAAGTTGGAAATGTGATCAACGTACCATTTCTCGCCATTGATATACACTTCGTCTTTTGATCGTGGTTCAGGAACATCCTTAGCACGCACCCAAATCTGAGCTTTATCAGCTAATGCCTTATCGACAAATCCGGAACCTTTGCCATCATATTCGCCAATCTCCACGCTAGCTTTGATAGCTTGGCCTTTGTAGGTAATTCGTTCACCAAATACAGAAAGCAGTGCATTAGGCTTATACCCTAATTTCATAGTGCATTACCTCCTATGGAGTAGGCGGGCATATGCCCGCCCTTACATTACTTTTCTACATTAGGCCAAAGAGCTACATCAACGGTCTTAGCGCTTGCAGATTTTGCAGAAATGGCAATGCCCAATACTGGATTTGTGTCTGTTTTAGTTGCACGCTTTTGCGTTTTATCAAAATACACAACATCACCTACCGCGAATGCATCTGCTACAATCGCATCAACTGTAAAACATCCTGTGACCTTAACCGCACCGATTGCACCAGGCGCAATATCAGTTATTGCCACACCGTGCATTTTGCCGACAGGGACAATGTCCCCTACGGCAATCATATCGGATGCTGTATTTTTAAAATCAATGCGATCTAATTCTTGAATGAATTGTGCCATATCTATTTACCTCCTAATTAGTTACCAATTATTTACCAGGGTTCTTGTACAAGCCGCGGAAGTCGAGAGCTGTTGCGTTGCAGTCCATAGCGACTTTGTACTCGATACCATCAACTTTGAAGCCTGTTTGCGATTCTAAACGAGGCGTTTCAACGCCATTTAAGTACGTTACTTCGATGGTTTGAACATCTGTAGGACGTGCGGCTAAATACCAAGCATGCGGATCCGTTAATGCTGCATCTACGACGATAGTGAATCGACCACTGAATGGGTTATCTGTATTATTATTACGAGCAGGATCTACGGTGGATTTAACCAATTGATAAGCCAATGCTTCGAGTTCTGGCGGAATAATCAAATACGTAGGTGCGATGTTCAAATTGCGATTTTCGCCAATGTGCTTTTGACGTCGCATTGCTGCTACACCTGCAGATAAGGATGCGACACTTAATTCAGAGCCTGCGGTTGCAACGTTATTTCTATCAGCGCTGAATAGTGCTTTACCATCACTCAATACAGTGTTGCCTGTTAACAACCCATACACCATGCTGTTGATAGTGTCTTTTGCAGAACGGCCGAATTTAGAAGCGATATCCTTGAACACGCCTAAATCATCATTAATGATAGCTTGTCGTGTTAAGCTGAACGTACGACCGTATGTAAATACACGAACATCGTTACCAGCTTCTTCCAACTTAGAATCCTTGAATTGTCCGCCTTCAGGAACGAGTTTCAATTCAGCTGTTTCAGAAAGTAGAATACGTTTTGCCGGTTTGAAATCACGGTTACTACCTTTGCCGGTCCACGCATCGAATGTAGCTGGTGCAGTTTCGTAGCCTTGTACCAAGGATTTATTTGCTACGTTAGACAAAGCAATTGGGAATGTGGATGTGGAGTTGATAGCTTCACGAGCCAATTCCAAACGGTCAGCATAGTTAGCGGTTAATCCTTCACGAACTAAGGACTCACGAGCTAATTCCATCAAGGACATAGAACGAAGTTCATTTGCGCCTGGTGCAGGGTTCGCAACAGGGATGCCTGCAGACATCATCAAAGCATCTTGCATAGCCATGCGGAACTTATCAGAATCTGCTTCACCAACTTTAACGGATACTGGTTTATTGCGTTCACGCAACGCATCCATTACTGCCTCACGAACTTCGGCAACAGATTTGCCGGATTTGATAAATTCATCTACACCATCAACTTCGAAATCACGGCATAGACTTGTGATTGTGGATACACGTTCACGTTCTGCCGCAATCAATCTTTTAGCGTCATCCGCATTAAAACCTTTAACTCCGGACTCTGGTACTTCCGGTACTACTTGTGGCACGTTTTGCTCAGTGCCTTTTGCTTTTGCATCACCTTTCATAGGTTCCTCCTCATTATCATCTACACTTCTACCTACCCCTACAGTCGGATCTGCAGGGACGGACACAACACTAATCTCCAATGGTTCCCAATATGTAATTACGTATGCTGGGCCTGTAAACCGGCCATTGGAACTTTTAGAATCGGAATCGATTAATTCCTCATATCGACTTATGTCATATCCGACACTCACACCTTGTAATGTGCCTTTTAACACTTTTTGATAAATCTTTTCGGATTCATCATCTTCATCGAATCGAACAATCGCCTTGCCGCGATTATCTTCAATCCACACTTTATCGACGTGACCAACAACTGCGCTGCGGTCATGGTTGAATAGCAATGTGCCTAAACCGTTATTAAATCGGTCTAAGTTAACGCAGCCTTCGTCATGACACAATATCTCTGTTCCGAACCATCTTTCATATGGTTCTTCGGAAGAAAAGGACAATTCGACGGTACGGTCTTCGTTCGCTTCGATGTTTGTAATTTGCGCCTCTCGGGCATATTTACCTAAGAGCTGCTTTGCAAATTTCCCCACTAGCTATCATCTCCTTTCATATCAGTGGCGTTATCATCCGCTAGATTCGTTATGTCCCCATTCATATCAAGGGCAACACCCAATTCCTTAATGCGGTCTTGTTCCAGCTTCCGCTGTTCAAGCACTTCCTCCCAGTCCTTACCTGATGCACTACATACATCCTCGAGCGTTGTGAGTCCTGCCTTAATGGCTTCCTTGTTAGCATTAACTTCCTTAACAGGGTCAATCCAAGACCAGCCTGGAGCTAACCACGCTACTTTCTTATAAAGTTTTGGGTTTGCTGCATAGTCATTGGCTGGGATAATTCCCTTTAGGTAGCATGCTTCAATGAAAGCCCGCCATACAGGCATGCAAAAATGCTCAATTATAAAACGCTGCATCTGCTTGAATGATTGCTGGTCCTCCAGCATATTCTGCCGAGCTGCGGAGAAGTTACCACTAATGTTGCGCGTCACTATGTCCGCGCTTAGACCCATACCCGACGCTATTCGTCTTGTTTGTGTCGCTGAGTATTCTGATGCGGTGCCTGCATTTCGCTTAGGTTCCGCAAATGAAATTGATTCACCTGCACGTAGATGTTGGATAATCCCTGGCGCCATTGAACGAACTTTCTTGCCTTTACTATCAATCTTATTCGCAACCATCGGGTTACCCCCAGTATTACTTGTTACGAACGCGCCGAAACATGCGGCTACACGAGCCGCTATAAGGTCGGCATCCATGTATTCATCTACGTCATGAATACGCTTTAATACGAGGGCTAACATACTAACCCCGCGCAGTTCACTAGGTCTGCGAGGCTTATGTAATAGAAAAGCCCTATTACTTGGCAGCCTTGCCTCGTTAAACGACCGTATTCCTAATGGATCTGTTTGGAATACGTGATATGCTATTGGTCTTCCGTATTTATTAACTTCCACGCCATTAACAATACTGTTGCCATTCTCGCTTACCGATACGGCTCCGATATTCTCGCCCTCGATAAGCTGTAATGATAATGGTATATCTGCACCTTCGGAGGTCATATTAACTAGGATTTCCCCATCATAGACCATTCGGCGCAGAGCCATTTCTTGCAACTCGTAGAACGTAGATATTCCTCGGATATCCGCGTTTTCCTTATCCACCCAGTCCGCCCAAGCTTCCTCAATTTTCTTATTGAGTCTTTCATTCAGCTTTCCTGCTTTGGTCTTAATTTTGCACTGTGGCTTTATTCCGGTACCTACTACATTCCGTAATAATGCCAATACAACACTTTCAGCAAGGTCACTATTAAGTTCTGCTGCACGTGCACGACCTCGGATCAAATCACGTTGGCCTGATGCTACTTGTTCAGCTGTACCAAATACTGGCATCCAGTCGCCACTCAATCGGTCTGTTGACGCCGCATCATATCCACGTTCAAGCGAATTACGGAAATATGCTCTACGGGCAGCTCGTTCTGGATTGAAATATGCTATTACCTTATCGAGTATGTTCATCGTCGCTCCCATGACACGTAGGATGTCGTGCTATTACCTTCCTCATCATCAACGCGAGACATTAACTCACGTTCACGGGCGTATAATGTCGGCAGGTCATGCGTCTTAAATCGCTTACCACCTACAGACATCTCGGCGTATCCATTCGTCTCGATTTCCTCGATTATCGTTCGAATACGCTCCAAGTCTTCTCTTGCGCTCATGGTCTCACCTCCTTCTTAACTAAACCAACCTCGGCTATCTGCATTAAAATCTTCAGCATCCGTATCTTCGTCCTCCTCATCGGTATCCAGATTATATTCGGGTAAGTATTTAACACCTACCGAGTCCGCCACCATGGCGTTATATACACACGTATCCAACAAGTGATTTGTTGGATGACTGGTTAATGGTTTCCATTGCACTGTAACTGCTCCGGTCTTTACATTTCGGATTTCTTGCTTTTCCTCCGACCGGAGGTGCTCCGAATATTCCTCCGGGCAATCCTTAAATAAATGGATTGTGCCAGGCTCATTAGCCGGACGTACCATACGTGCAAATATAAAGTCCTTCCAGTAATCGGTATTCACTACGTACAGCTTCATGCCTCCGATGACGCCCTTCTCGATGCTGCTCATCTTATATGGCGGAGCTAGAGGACTGTGTGATGAATCACCTTTAACTGGCACGCATACTTCTGGGTACTGCGCACAGTACTGATATACTTCATCTGTTCGATAGCCACTATCGATACCGGCCCTCACAATCTTACGGGCCTCACCATACTCTGATGGATATTCTCTATCGATGAGTATCTCGGTTAAGTCTGACCAACTACTTGCTTGACCATAATCGACTAAGTAACTTGATACACCATGAGCGTAGGCTCTAACTTCCCACCAGAAATGATCCTGCTGTACGTCAACAGATGCAATGAGTAATGGTGCGTGCTGAGGCACAACACCACGAGGAACTTCCGATTGCGTAAACACGAGGTTCTGCGTGCTTTTAGTTTTCGCAGATTTCCACGGCTCCGCTAATCCAGAGTTGATAAAATTCATCAACTCACTTGGCTTATCCTTTGATTTAACAAACTCATATGCCACATCGCCAAAGGTAACCCATGGAGAGTAAAGGGATGACATATGATAGGCAACCGACCGGACAACTCGGACTTGTGATTCATTCACCGCACGCCATTCACCTTGCCGGAGCATATCCATCTTGTGCTTATCATCAATACGTTGCTTACAATGTTCGCACTCATAATATGCGGTATCACGTATCATATCCGCATTGCCATGGTGTTCCTCCGGCCATTTTATCTGTTTGAATTTGAGGGTCTGCGACACCCCGCAATGCGGACATGGCACGTAATACTGCTTACGTTCATTTGCGTCCATATATGACTGCCAAATATTGCCACTCTCAATCGTAGGAGTTGACACTCTTACAATTTTCTTATCAACGAATGTCTTAGTACGTTCCTCAGCCAACTTAATCGGATTCGCTTCCTTACCGGAGAAAGCTGGATACTTATCAATTTCATCGAAAAATAAGTACTTAATTGACCGACTCGATAAGCTGCTTGGTGAATTCGCACCAACAAGCACCATGTAGTTCCCATTAACGAAGTCTAACTCCAGCAGCTTACTGCCTTCGTCATACATATCTGCCAATGGTTCCACGCTTCTAATCATTGGCTGCACACGTTTATCGCTAGCGAATTTCGCGATTGTATCTGTAGGATAAACCATCATGACTGGTGATGCTGTTTGGTGTAGCGCATATCCAATCATATTGAGCTCGGCTTCCGTCTTACCAATCTGCGCTCCGAAACATAACGAGATGCTTTCAATGAGAGGGTCTGTGAATTTGTCCATAGGCTCCTTGAGATAAGGTGTCCGTGCTGTACGCCAGCGCCCAGGTTCGGCAGATATATTAGTCAGCACCCTATATTTATCTGCCCATTCCGAAACAGTGTATCGTTCAGGTGGCTTGAATGCTTCTAATTCCTCAGGGAACCAGTCAACCTTTAGTCTTACCTTTTCCCGCGGCTTTGACTTTCGGCGTGTACTCGCCTTCGCGCGCGTAGCTTTCGAGGTATTCTTCGACAAGGCCATTCACCACCTTTTCTACACGAGTACGTTCCGCGGGATCCGTGAACTCACTTCCAATACGCTTACCTAATTTAGTAAACGATGTCTTTAATTCCAATACTCGATTAGCCCATGCCTGTGCCACATCGGCACGAGGAACATATTCGCCATTCAGTACATCCAACATTTTCTTTTCTCTTGCAGCCTTTGCTTCCTTATAATCAGCTTCGGCTTCTAGCTTACGAGTTGATGCGGATTTGCTTTTAGCGTTATCACCTTTTGCCTGCCCCAAATACACGAGGACTTCTCGGAGATTCCACCAACCTACAGATGCTTTAGGCATCCCTGCTTTATGATGTCGAGAAATAATTTCCGGAGTGACCCGCAAGAGGTCACATAATTGAGTGCTGGATACGAGCAGATTGCCTGCAGCATCAAATTTCACTCTGGGTTTTGTGTCCGCCATAGGTGTACTCCTTTCTTAAATCGCCTTTCTACATTCAACAGGAAAATTTTTCTCACAGAGAGAGGACCATCGCGCGGGGGCGACCAGCGGCCATTTTTCGCTCGCGGAGTACCTTTTCCAAATTTTTATTTTCTCAATTAGGTATTATCATTGATACTCAATAAGAAAAAGGGTAGACCTCAACTAAGTAAGGTCTACCCCGGGGCAGTGCAGCAGGCAGACATATTGTGCGGGCCAGACACTGCCTGCTATCTACTACATTTACATTATATTAAATTAAGAGTGTGCCATTCTATGCCATCTTTTCAAATTCAGCTATTGCTTTCTTGTGAAGTCTGTGAACTTGTCGCCACGAATACCCTAGTTCGACAGCTATCTGCTCCCATGGCAATGCATTAATGTATCTGAGATTCAGTACATCCCTGTATTGTCCGTCAGTTATTTGGTTAATGACTTGCTTGACCTTGTTTCGAGAATCAATCAATTCATCCCATTCTCTGTTTAGCTCCTCCCTACATTCTTGTAAGTGCTTACTGATTCGTGGCATAGCATCTCCCGATTCACATATCTGTATAGCTTCTGAATGTAGATCTCGGTTAATCGCACTTAGCTGAATCTCTAACGCACGCATTCGCTGCTCAGTATGGCGGACAGCTTGTAGTTCTTCATTAGCCATCATACGCGATAATCTCCATATTTACTGATAATCATCTGTGCTCGAAGTAATCCGTCAATGTATCCGCTTTCACGAATTCTATCATCTAGCATAGGTGATCTCAGTTGTCTATTACGGGCTCGTATGATGGCAAGACTTAAATCTGACTGTATGGCACCTACAATCACATCTGACCTGCTTCTACGCTTTTGCATCCTTTACCTCCATACGTTCGACAATATCCTCGATGGCTTCTACCATATCTGCTTTGCATTGCTCAACAGCGGTAAACATCTCCTCACACATGGC